AATAGAACTACAATCAGCTATTGCTATTAGACCACAAATAAAAGCTATTCTTGAAAGAGAATATTTAGCATGGTCAGATACAGTTGTTAGAGAAGGCTTTAACAAACAAGCTAAAAGAGTTGAGAAATCTTTTAAAGCAATATTAGAAAAAGCTAGAATAAGAAATAAACTTTCAGCAGAAGATTTAGCAAAGTTTTCTGAATTAACTAAAGGCGATTTAGCATTAGTTCAAAACCTAAAGCAACAATACTTTACACAGTTTAAAGATGTATCAAATACATTTACAAGAAAGCTATCAGAAAAGGTTTATCAGAATACATTAGTTGGTTCAGATTTTACAGTATTAGAAAAAGAACTTAGACAAACTATTAATGGAATATATGCTAGTTCTGATGACCCAGAGATTCAAAGATTAGTTACTTATATCAAAAGAAATCAAAATTCAGACAATGCTACAATTCAAGCTAAAGTTGATAAGTCTGTTCAAACATTACAATCTAAATTTGCTAGAGATCGTGCTGGAGAGAACATGAAACGATATGCTGGACAGATTTTAAATGATTCTTTAAGAGATTTTGACGCAACCTTAAACCTTAACAAGTCGCAAGATGCTGGTTTAACTTATGTCAAATACTATGGAGATGTAATTCCAACAACTAGAGAGATTTGCAGAAATGTAATTAATGGAGTATATAACAAACGACAAGGTGGACTTTTTACCATTGATGAAGTGAACGCACTTTGGAATAGTAGAAGTTGGAAGGGTAAGAAGTCTGGTAATCCTCTAATAGTTCGTGGGGGTTATAATTGCAGACACCAATGGAGTTATGTCAATCCTGATTGGTATGATGAAGCTGGAGAACTAATAATATAAACAAACAAGGAGTCTTACATGACGCAAGAAAACGAGGTTGTTCAACCGATAACTGAACAAACAGAAGCACCTACTGAAACAAAAGTAGAAGCAACACAAGAAGTAAAAGAAATGAAATTTACACAAGATCAACTTGACAAAGTAATTTCATCAAGACTTGAAGCTGAAAGAAGAAAATACGAAAAGAAACTTCAAGAAGAAGAAAACCAAAAAGCTGAAATAATTAAACAGAAACAATTAGAAGAAGCTAAAACTAAACAAGACCTTGAAAAGATTATGCAAGATAGATTATCTGAAAAGGAACAAGAATTAAATAGATACAAAAACCAAATCAAAAAAGAAAAGGTTGATAACTCTATTCTATCTGTTGCTTCTTCAAACAAAGCTATTAGTCCAGCACAAGTAGTTGCTTTATTAAAAGATGAAGTAAAATATACTGATGATGGAAGAATAGAAATAGTTGATAATAATTCTAATGTGAGATATAACTCACAGGGTGAACTTTTGACAATCGAAGATAGAGTAAAAGAGTTCTTAGATAGCAACCCACATTTCCGTCAAGGGTCGTTGTCTGGTTCAGGAAGCCAGAGTGCTATCGGTGGTAAAACTGTTAAACCCTTCAATTTACAGGACTTGGACTTAACAAAGCCAGAAGATCGTAAAGCCTATCAAGAATATAGGAAGAAACGAGATTCAGGTGCTGTTGAGATTAACTTAAACAAATAATAATAGGATAATATCATGGCTAACGAAAGCACAAGTTCTACACTATCGGAACTATACACAGAGATAGTAGCAGAGGCTCAATTTGTAGCATCTGAAAAATCCATTATGAGAAACTTAGTTAAAAACTATGCGATCTCTGGTGGTGGAAAAGCAGTTGAAGTACCTGTTTATGCACAAGTAAGTGCAGCAGCAGTTTCTGAAGCAACTGACTTATCTAATACAGCGATTGACCCAACATCTGTAACTATTACAGCATCAGAAGTTGGTGTTATGACTACTCTAACTGACTTAGCAAGAAACTCTGCACCAAGAAATGTTGCAGCAGACATTGGTAAGTTATTCGGAGAAGCACTAGCAAGAAAACAAGACGCAGATTTAACTGCATTGTTTGATGGCTTTAGTGTAACTCTTGGAGATGGTACAACAGCAATCTCTCCAGCAGTAATCTTTAATGCTCTTTCAACTTTAAGAGCAAACGCATTACCAGCTAACGAGTGTGCAGTTGTAGTTCACCCTAAAATCGCTTACGATCTAAAATCTGGCTTAACTAATACTTTTGCTGGTTTAGATACTGAAACTTCAAACGAAGCACTACGTGCTGGTTTTGTTGGTACTCTTGCTGGTATGAGAATATTTGAAACTTCAAATATGGCTAATACTGGTACTGCTGGTGATTACAAAGGTGGTGCGTTCCATAAAGATGCACTAGCAATCGCAATGATGCAAGACGTTAAAATCGAAACTCAAAGAGATGCTTCTCTAAGAGCAGACGAAATCGTTGCTACATCAGTATATGGTGTTGGAGAAATCCATGACTCATATGGTGTAGAATTACATCACGATTCATCTATTCAATAGTAATTGAATACTTTGTGGGGGCTAGAAATAGCCCTCGCAATTAACTTATAGGAGAATAAAATGGTAAAATTAGTATTATCAAATGAGAAGATGGTTACTTTAAAAAGAGGTAACAAAACAATCACTAGAAGTCAGTTAGATTATGAAACTAATAAAGTGATGTATGATTTTAGAGGTTTTAAACCTGTTCAAGATGTTGTAAAAGAAGTTAAAGAGGTTAAGCAAGAAATTATCGAAGAAGTTAAACCTAAGAAACGTAATACAAGAAAGAAAAAAGATGAACAAGTGGATTTGGCTAAAGACTAAAAAGAAAGTTAAATGGATTTGGGTTAAATCTAAAAATAATCCAATGTATTCTATTCCTTTAGCTTGTTTAATAATTTATTTAATTTGGAAGTAACATATGGCTAATTATACAGGTGCTGACGTAATAACTGCAAGTGATGTAACTAAATATCAACCAGACGCATTTGATTTTGGTGTAGCATCAGATTCAGCAGAAGCAGTTAATTTCTTTGCACAAACTACTAACGATATATTCAGACAATTAAGAATAGAGTGGTGGCAAGTATATAAGACTAACATATTTACAGACATCACAGTTTTAAATACTGCTGAAATGGTAAATACAAAAGTTAATTTAGATCAGTTTGAACGTGCTGGTGTTTATCTATTTTTGGGAAGATTCTTTTTACCAGCATTAACTAAATTCAGACCAGAAACAGAAAAAGATAGATTTGAAAGAATGGCAGAATATTACATGAGTCAATACAACATGGAATGGAGAATGATCTTAGAAGATGGTGTTGAGTATGATACTGATGCAGATGGAACTATTGTATCAAACGAAAGAGAGCCTTTACATGGATTTAGAAGATTGATTAGATAATGGCAGTTCCTCTTATACTTACAAGAGTTGCAACAAGCATAGGTATTAGAAAAGCAATATCAAAAGATACAAAACAAGCTGAAATACCAAAAAGCGAAATTAATAAAATTAAAAGAGGTTTGCAAAAATTTGCACAAGGTATTGTTATTAAAACTGATTCTAATTCAAAACAAGTAATAAAAAAAATAGATAAATTTGAAGATAGATTATCAAGAATTATAGATCAAGGTATTAAACAAGCTGGATTCCAATTACTAGATATTATTAGAACTAAAACTGCAAAAGGAATAGATTATCAAGGTAATTCGTTTGCACCATATTCAGAGGGTTATTTAAAACAATTAAACAGAGAGGGTAAATCAACAAAAGTAGATTTGTTTTATACTGGTAGAATGATGGGAAGTTTAACACCTAGTAGTGCTATGAAGAAAACAGGAAAACACAAAGTAACTTTAGGATTTTCCAGAGCAGAAGAAAGAAAAAAAGCATTATTTAATCAAGTTCTTGGTAATCCAAAAAGAGAATTTTTTAACTTTAATAATTCAACAGAAAGGATTATACAGAAACAGTTTAACAGATTTGTAGAAAAAGAATTAAGGAAAGCAAGAATATGAGCATAAGAGAAAACATAGCATCTAATTTATTAACAGTAATATCTGGTATATCTAGTCCGATAACAATTAAGAAAGCAACTAGACAACCTTTTATATTAGATGCATTATCTGACCAAAA